AAGCGGAGATCCCGCACTATTCAAACAAAGGACAGAAGAAACAGTTAAATATGGATCAGATGTTTACGTGGCGGAACGTGGATTAGAGGTCGATATGAACCTTTACCCGTTTTAAGGAAGCGAGGAATAAGTGAATGAATAAAGTGATTTTAATGGGAAGATGCACCAAAGACCCGGAAGTAAGATGGTCGCAGGGCGAGAAGTCAACAGCTATCGGTAGAATTACTCTGGCGGTTGACCGGAAATTTAAGCAGGATGGACAGCCAACGGCAGATTTTATCAATTGTCTTGCGTTTGGTAAAAGAGCAGAGTTTCTTGAAAAATATTGCAAAAAGGGAACAAAGCTTGTAATTGAAGGAAGCTGGCAGACCGGAAGTTACACCAACAAAGACGGTAATAAGGTGTACACCAATGAGTGTTTGATCGAAAGCTGTGAATTTGCAGAGAGCAAACAGGCTTCGCAGGACAACGGAAGTTACAAACCGCAGCCTATGACAGATTCGGATGGTTTTATGACTATTCCAGATGGAATTGAGGAAGAGTTGCCTTTTACATAAAAACTGATCTGGATAAGCTAATACAGTAAGAAGGGAGATATGTATGTTATTGATCGAGGACAAAGGTCAGAAAGAGGGTCAGCACATACTTAAGAATCGCTATTTTGATCGTAATGACATAGAGGTGCTACGAGCACCTCTTCCAGTTGGAGATTATGTTATCGCGGAAGGAACCGTTCTTGACGTTATAAGACGAAAGTCAGCAAGAAAGATGGAAGTTAAGAAGATGGATTTTATTGGAAGCTACAAGGTTGCTGTAGATACTAAGAAGGACATGCAGGAGATTACGGGAAACGTCTGCGGAAAACAGCATCCAAGGTTCCGGGACGAGTGTATTTTGGCGCAGAACAACAATATAGCACTGTATGTTTTGGTTGAGAACATGGATGGAATAAAAACTATTGAAGACGTTTTTCATTGGCACAATCCAAGGCTTGAGAGATACAACAAGATAAAGTACATGCATGGTATTGGAAAGTGGTTGAATGTACCTCTTCCAAAGGCACCGCCAACAAGCGGGGAAGTCCTTGGAAAAGCAATGCTGACAATGCAGCTTAAGTACGGCGTGGAATTTGTTTTTTGCAGACCGGAAGATGCAGGATCGCGTGTCATTGAGCTTTTGAAAACAGAAAAGTGATAATTTTTTGGAACTTGAAGGAGATATTATGGCAAGTAAGCGGATGTTTCGCATAGATTTAGTGACGTCAGATGCTTTTCTTGACATGCCGCTCACAGCGCAGGGGTTGTTTTTTCATTTATGCATACGGGCAGATGACGACGGTTTTGTTGACTGCGCCAATAAAACAGTAAGAGAGTGCCAGGCTTCAAAGGAAGACTTGCAAATTCTCATTGACAAACATTATGTTCTTACTTTTCCAGGATCTAATGTTATTGTCATAAAACATTGGAAATTACATAACTGCATTCAAAAAGACCGTTATAAGCCAACCAATTATGCAGAAGAAAAATCAATGCTTTATACGAAAAGAAATGGCGCATACACATTTGATGCTTCAAAAAATTTTTCCGGAGTGAATGCAATAAGAAGCGCAGGAAGCTCGCCGGGGAAAGAAGTGGAAGCGTGCATACCGTCATTGGCGGAAGTGGCTGATTATTGCCGTAAGAGGAAGAATGGTGTTAGCGCAGAATCATTTATTGATTACTACAAATCAATAGGTTGGAAACGTAATGGAGAAATAATAACCGACTGGAAAGCCGCATTAAGGAGTTGGGAGAAGCAGGAGAAAGAGAGTAACCCAAGATCAAAAAACAAATTTAATAACTTTCATCAGAGATCTTATGACTATGATGAATTAGAAAAAACTTTGGCGGAAACAAATGTTATGGAAGGGCGTGATAAGAAATGATGGAGATGGGCGAATGCGAAATTTGCAACAGGTACCGACATGCAAAGCATAAAGGTGAACAGTTGGAGATTCTTGCGGAACTAAACGACGTCCCAAGGCACAAAATTATTGGGATTTTATTGGAAAACGGAGAAAATGTAAAACTTCCAATAAGAACAAGGGGAAGAAAACGCAATACGGATTTTACAGAAAAAGAATACCAGAAAGCATTACTTAATAGGCTCGATGAATTGGATGGTCAAATTTCTGATCGTGAAAATGAATTCAAAGATATATGCACAGTCCTTTTTGGAACTCGATTCGATTGAGATGAAAAGAAAGGAGAACTGATTCATGAGAAATAAAGATGAAGAACTTAGGCGAGAGGGAATGGCATATGCTCTGCGAATTGCAAAGGAGAAGGGAATTGACTCTCTGGAAGAAGAGTGCCGCTTTCGCGGCGCAACAAAATTACCACTTGCGCTACCAAAGAATGCAATAGATGAATGCGTCAGCAAGATTAAATTAAATACCATAGACACGGTAACGATTTTGTCTGCAATGGTTTTGCACGATGAGTTTGACTTTGGTAAAAGCCGCATACAGAGATTTGTTGATCGCTTCAATAAAAAGGCAGAATGCATCATGGATGATTATGCTACATGGGAAGATCAGATACAGATCTTGAAAGAAGAGTGTGGGTTGGATTTTAAAATTCGCAGAAATGACACTGATGTGAAAGTGAGATAAAGGTATGAAAGAAAAAACGCGCAACGATAGCGGCGACGCGCTTAAGAGATTCAGAGAGGTGCCGTATCAGCTACGGTGCGGAAAGGAGCAGGGAAATGATTGAATGCATGAGAACAGTAGCGAGAAAGCCAGAGTTTGGACAGTGGATTCCGGTAAGTGAGAGATTTCCGGATCCAGAAACAGAGGTGCTGATACTTGCCAGAAGGAAATACCGCAGTGGCGGACAAGCGGATATTATCACTACCGCAATGTATGAGAATGGAGAGATGTCGGAACGTGATAGCTGTTGGAATTGGGTGGATATCGAGGGCGAATGGGACGAAGAAAATGAGTGTTACATTATCCCGAAGGGGTGGTGGGAGAACAAGCATTATAATCCAGACGATGTGTACAACAACCCGATAGATGACGAAGTGATTGCGTGGATGCCACTGCCGGAACCGTATAGAGAGTGAGGGAAAATAATGGAGAGTAGATATTTATATCGCGGCAAGCGGATTGATAACTGAAAATGGGTGGAAGGATATCTGTCATACCCATTTTGCACGGAAAAGGGCAACGAAAGTTATTATTTCTACGCAAAGGATAGTTTGGATTTCTTCTGTCATTGTGTTGTAGATGCATCTACCATTTGCCAGTGCACCGGACTTAAGGACAAGAATGGCAAGCTGATTTGGGAGAATGATATTCTTTCAGGGCATATCGACGTTGAGTTTCCAGAAGATGAGACGAGAGAACGTGTCGTGTGGCACGAAAACGGATGGTGTACGAGTGAGCCGGGCTATGATGATTATGAGGAACTGGATGATTTTGATTCAGAGAATTTTGAAGTGATCGGCAACATGATTGATAACCCGGAACTGTTGGAGGTGTAAGAATGACGGAGAATGAAGCACTTGAGGTTTTAAAAGATTTTGGTAAGCAGGTATCAGTAAAAGCAGATGGAGCATATCAGAGCACTATAGGGAAAAAAGCTTGTGATGTTGCAATTCGATCATTAAAAAAAGTAGCCAGAGAGCATAAGGGAATGGAACTCACCGATTACTGGTGGGATGCGTTCAGAGGTAGTTTTGAGACAGAGGATGATGTGTTTGATTATATTTTTGATCGTGTGGATACATCAGATTTTGAGGATAGTTACATAGATGCTGGTGGACATGGGGATTGCAACGAACTTGTGAAAATAACTGCATCTGACAAGAGAAACACGATGTATGATTTCATGATGGCAATTTTAGATGAAGTACAGAAGTACCGTGCAATCGGTACTGCTGAAGAATTGCAGGATATGAAAAGCAATTATTTTGAAGCATTAAGTGATTGGCGTCAATATCGCAAGATTGGGACTTTGGAAGAATGCCGGGCGGCGGTGGAGAAGCAGACAGCGAAGAAAGTGAAATCAATATCCCAGATAAAAGACGGAGACAGCTATGTCGGTCTTATAGGGAGATGTCCTTGCTGTGGAGACATATTGGAAGAGGATACCGTATATTGTGATTGCGGTCAGAGATTAGATTGGGGGGATGAAGAATGAACGAAAAATTGAAGCCATGTCCGTTCTGCGGTGGAAACGCAATGTTCTTAACCATTACAAATAAGTCATCACAATCATCTGTTGGGGTAATGTTCAAAATCAAATGTATGAAATGCAGAATAGAATTTCCAAAAAGCTATGAATGTGAGATGTACATGGATCAGGACGGAGGCATCAGAACAGGGAAAGACGAGCGAACGAAAGCAACTACAGATTGGAACAGGAGGGCGAACGATGAGACTGATTGATGCGGATGCGCTGAAGAAAGATTTAAAATCGGTTACTTTAAGCAATGGAACTTTAGTAAATACAAATGCAGTATTGTATTTACTAGAAGAATATCCGACGGCTTATGATGTAGACAAGGTTGTGGAGCAGTTGGAAGATAGAAAAAGCCTTATGCTGGAAACACTTAAAATTTCAGAAGCAGACATTGATAGAGGAAGAATTTACGGAATGGACAAAGCAATCGAGATTGTGAAAGGTGGCGGTGCAGATGGCTAAAGCCGTATTAGTAATAGATATGCCGGAACGATGTACTAAATGTCCTTTGTTGCTTACAATTCCGCAGAAAGGCGGGCTTGCACTTTGCCTTGCCAGACCAACGAACGGACAGGAAGAATATAATCCGAAGAACGAAAAAACATGGAGACCAGATTGGTGCCCACTTCGGGAATTGCCGGAGAGATCAGATCATCCAGAGCATTGTGACAATGGAAGATTCGACGCAGGCTGGAACGCATGCTTAGATGAAATTTTAAAATAAATCGAAAGGAGCGGAGCTTCCCGGGAAGATGCGCATCGGCTCCTTGAGAAAAGATGGATTTAGAAAAACAGGCAATAGATATATTGCAGACATTTGCAGGAAATGAGCCGTACCAGCTTGGATATAGCGGAGGTAAAGACTCTGATGTGATTTTACATCTGGCAAAAAAAGCGGGTGTGCCATTTGTGGCGGTACATAATCTAACAACGGTGGACGCACCGAAGACTGTTAGATATATAAAAAGCAAGCCAGAAGTGTTGATTGAGTACCCGAAGATGTCAATGTGGCAGCTGATCGTAAAGCATAAGACACCGCCGACAAGGCGTTTCCGTTACTGTTGTGAAGAACTGAAAGAACGTAGCGGCGTAGGGAAGAAATTGATTACTGGCGTAAGAAAAGCAGAGAGCAGAATGCGTGCAAAAAATCAAGGCATTGTAACATTTACAACGCCGAATAAAAAGATTAAGGACAGCGTGGACAATGAAAACCTTCGTTTGACGGAAAAGGGCGGTGTGGTTGTGCTAAATTATGAAAATTCGGAATCACATCGAATAGTAGAAAGCTGCTACAGGACAAGCAAAACGCTAGTAAATCCGATTATTGAGTGGGACGATGAATTCCTTTGGTGGTACATAAGACATGAGGGAATAGAGATAAACCCACTGTACAAAAATGGCTGTCCGGGTGGATGTAGCAGGATCGGATGCATCGGTTGTCCAATTGGAGGAAAGAACAGATATAAAGAGTTCGCGGAGTACCCAAAGTACAAAGAAGCTTACATAAGAGCGTTTGACCGAATGATGGAATACAGAAAGCAATGCGGAAATAAGGACATAATTGGATGGAAAACTGGAAATGGTGTATTTGACTGGTGGATGGAAGATAAAAACATAGACGGTCAGTACAGCATGGACTTCGATGGTATTGATCTGATTGGGTTCAACGAAAAAGGAAATTAGAGAAAGGAGCCGGAACCTATCCGGATAAAAGGCGCGCCGGGTTCCTTTGAAAAAATGAAACAAGTATTGAAATATACGGGGGCAAAATCCCGAATAGCAAATTGGATAGTAAGAAACATGCCAAAGCATACGGTGTATTTGGAGCCATATGCAGGAAGTTTGGCGGTATTATTTAATAAACCACGGTGTCACATAGAGACAGTAAATGATCTGCATGGTGAAGTGGTGAATTTCTTCCGCGTTCTTAGGGATGATCCGGATGAATTGAAACGGCTGATAGAACTTACTCCATACAGCAGAACTGAGTACGACCTATCTTATCAGAAATCCGATGTAAATGTTGAGCGGGCAAGGAGATTTTGTGTCAGATGTTGGCAAGGGTTTGGTTGTTCTAACCTATACCATAATGGATTCAAAAGCGGTCAGCAGACGAATAGTCCTAATCCAGCAAAAGCATGGGCGGAATATCCGGATGTCATTACTCAGGCATCAAAGAGGTTGCAAGGTGTTCAAATAGAGAATCTTCCAGCGATAGATCTTATCAGACGCTATAACACATC